GGTTTTTGTATGAGGCTCCGAATGCCCAAGGTATGTGCGCAGCACCTATCTTGGCTTTGGATCCAACACTACCTCGAAAATTAATCGGTTTTCATTCTGGTGATTTTGGCAACAAGTCATCTTCTATGGCTTGTCTACTCAACTCCAAACAATTCAATGAATACATTGAATTTTTAGAATCTCACTTACCACCAATTCATGCAGTTCGCGCTCAGATATCCCTTTTGGAATCTGATTTGCTTCAACCACCTCGCAAACTGCCAATCTTTTCTAATGAATTGGTCAATCAGGTGGCTACCTATCCTCATAGGGCAGTCATCTCTAAACAATCCCGAATACAACATTCCCTAATCCACTCCCAACTCACTCCCCCCATCACTGCTCCCGCCCGCCTTCAAAATTTTGTTAATGCTGAAGGTGTTTATGTCGATGTACTTAAGAATTCGGTTTCAAAGCAATTCAACACTTCTTGTTCTATTGCTCATGAAGACCTTGAATTTGCTCAGAATGAATGTAACTATTTATTCGATCAAATTTTTGGTACTGAAAAACCACGAATTCTTAATCACACTGAAATAATACAGGGTGGCATTGATGGACTCCAACCCATTCCCCGCTCAACTTCTCCTGGATACCCATATCTTGCACAATCTCGCACTTCATCTGGAAAGAAACCTTGGCTCGGTTCTGGGGAAGAATATATTTTAGATAATGAATTTTTATTATCTGAAATTAAAAGGTACGAAATGAGCGCTTTACACTCATGTCGTACTATTCAACCCTACACCGTCCAACTTAAAGATGAAACGCGAGATTTTGAAAGAGTGAATCTCGGAAAAACTCGAACATTTACCGCTTCTAATCTTACTTTGACCTATCTCCTGCGCAAGTATTTTGGTTCAGTTTCGGCTAAATCTATTGTTAATGGCAAATACATTGGCATGCTGCCTGGTATTAATTACCATGGAACAGATGCTAATGTGTGCGTCAATTATTGTCAATCGATTTCACCATTACATGAATTGAATTTTTGTGCTGGAGATTTCTCAAATTTTGATGGAACTCTCAATGAACGAATCTTAG